GAAATACAACATATATCTAACTCTAATAATGCAGTATCTATTGCCTCAGACTCTAGTGTTGCACTAAAACACTCTGGAAACCAAAAATTAGTCACAAGTGCAACTGGAATATCTATTACAGGAGCTTGTGCTGCAACATCATTTAGCGGAGATGGTGCAAGTTTGACTAATGTATCAGCTTCTGATGCAACAAAAATGCCATTAGCAGGTGGTACGTTCACAGGTTCTGTTGTTTTTGAAGATGCAATAAATGAAAATATATTTGCTATTACTGACGCTTCTTCTGTTGCTTTAGATCCTGATAACGGAATGGTTCAAACATGGACTTTAGGAGCAAATAGAACTGCAACTGATAGTTTAACTACTGGTCAATCTATGCTTCTCATAGTGACTGCAAGTAGTTCCAACTATACCTTGACATGGCCTACTATGAAGTGGAGTGGTGGTTCTGCTCCTACACTTGGCGGTGCTAATGCTACAGCGATTGAATTATTTAAAGTAGGAAGTCAATTATATGGTGCAACAGTAGGAGATCTTTCGTGAGATCGCATAGACTTCGTGCTGCTGCTGGTAATTCTGGTGATGATATTTTTGGAGATATAAAATCACTTGCTACATCTTTAGGATCTGCAACTCTTCCTACACCATCAAATTTACAATCTATACAAAGTTTAATAGAAGCACAAAATTCTGCTTTCAATGTATTTGCAGTAATTGGGAAAGATGCTTGTGCAGAAGATTTGCCAATAAATACAGTTTCAGGTGGTAAAGGTACACACACTGGTTTAGGTGTAAATGTAAACTCCAGTTCTTCAAATCCAGCAAACATTGTATCTACAGGTAATGAAATTGTTGATATGAGTGGTGGCAGTGCTGAAAATTTAGCTTATATAGACGGTAAAAAATGGATGGCTATGGCACAGTTTGATGGTACTAATTTTGATGGCATTTTAATTTGGGTATTTATTGGTACTGGTACTGGTCAATATGGCTCAGTAGATACTGACGGAAATTATTCCAATGGTACAAGTACAGCTAATAAAGGTAGAGCTACTCTTTGGTCAGATTTTCAAGCTGGTAATATTACATTTAAAGTAAGAGATATTTTTTATCCCTCGGGAGATGAGTACACAGATATGCACGCTATTTACCCTTTAGCGATAGACCCCTCTGGCACTATTTATAAAAATAGTAATACAGCAACATATAGATGTGGATGGAACTTTAGTAATAATTCAGAATCTGATAGTACTGGTTATCGCTCTAGTCAATCCCCACCAGAATTTTCTAAGGATGACGGTATTTTTGCGTTTGGAATACCTAATGGTGCAAATTCTTTTAGTGATGGAGATGGAAGTAATTCTTTAGTAAATCCTTTTACCCTTGGAAGTAGCAGCAGGCCAGCTTTTGGAATGGGTAATAGAAATTCTGGTGATTCTTCCGCCGATTTCGTTTATTGGAATGACGTAAGTGTTACTAATATTTCTAATCATGTAGGATTTCTATTTAGTGGTGATGCTTAATCATAATTTGAAGTTTGTATATAATAGAAAAATAATATATCCAATAACTTAATTATGAAATACGCAATTATTGACGGTACTACTGTAAAAAGCACTGGTACGATCCAGCAGTTATTTCCTAATACAAGTTTCAGTTCTACTGGTATTAATGCAGATTTTTTGTCAGCCAATAATGTTGTTGAATTTATAGAAACTCTTACTTTTACAGCACCAACACAGAAGCTATCTACAGTAGATGCTTATGTTCAAGATGGTAAAGCTTATAATGTAAAAGTTGAATCTACAACAGCAGATGAGCAAGCTGCGTTAAAAACACAAGAATGGACAAGAGTTAGGAATAAAAGAAATGGTTTATTAGAAGATACAGATTGGAGAGCTAGTAGTGATCTTACCTTGTCAGATGACTGGAAAACTTATAGACAAGCTTTGCGTGATATTACAACACAAGCAGATCCATATAATATTAGTTGGCCTACACAACCTAGTTAAGAAGACAAATTTATATATTAATAGTAAAATCAAACTAAAGCAATAAATTACTATGTCAAGACTAAAAGTAGATGATATACAATCTAGGCAAAGTACTGACGATGCAATATCACTTGGGTCTGATTCTTCTGTTTCTTTAAAACATTCAGCATCCACTAAATTAACCACTACAAGTACAGGGGTGAGCATAACTGGTACATTAGCAGGGTCAGTTGATCTGTCTGGTTTATTAAGAGAAGGTGTAAATATAACTGCTGGTAAGTTGAGTGATAATACAAATATTGATTTAGAAAATGGAATGGTGCATCTTTTTACTACAGCAGAAACAACTACATCTACACCTAATATTAGAGTAAGCAGTTCTACTACTCTTGATTCTAGTATGAGTGTTGGAGAAGTTATATCAGTTACAATTATCACAACTGCTGCTGCTGCTGGTTATTCTGCACAATTAACAATCGACAGTGCTGCCGTTACAGAAAATTGGATAGGTGGTTCCGCACCCTCAACTGGTGGCTCAAGTGGTGTTGATATTTATTCTTATACAATTATTAAAACAGGATCAGCTACATTTACTGTTATTGGAAACCTAAGTCAAACATCATAATTAATGAAACAAGATTATTGGACATATAATAAACCTTTATCATTGACAGGTTTAGGTGGTGGTGCTACCTCACTTTTGTTTAAGGGTGTTAGTGAGATTACTTTACCTAATGCTGGAGATATTAATGGCTATGCACAACAACAAGAAATAACAGCTTCAAACTTTATTTCTGCTGGAGGAACAATAATAATACCTGCAAATCTTTATGTATGGTCAGATGACACAAGTAATCCAGCTTTAACTATTGATATTACTTGCACTATTATTAATGAAGGTATAATTATGGGTCGTGGTGGTAATGGTGGTTCAGCAGTTGACGGTTCAAATGATGGAAATGATGGAGGATCAGCAATAAAAATTAACAGTGGTGTCACTGGAGTTATCATTACTAATAGTTCAGGTGCTTACATCTTTGGTGGTGGTGGCGGTGGCAGTAGTGGGTATTCTGCTCTCTATGATAGCGCAGGTGGTGGCGGCGGTGCTGGCGGTGGAAAAGGTGGTCGTGGAAGTTTCGAAACAACATTAACTGCTGGAGGTGCTATTGAGGCTTCTGGCAGTAGCAGTCCTCGTGTTGAAGGAGGTAATGGCGGTGGTCATGGTGGAAGTGGTGGTTCAAGTAGAATTAATAATGCTTCAGGAAATGACTTGACTGATGGGTGTTCTGGTGGTGGCGGTGGTAGAAAAATAGCCAGTAATGCTATAGTTGCACCAAATCCTAGAGGCACAAACACTGCTAGAGGTAGGGGCGGAACTGGACAAAATAACAATAATGTTGGTGGGGACGCAACTTTGAGAGTACAAAGTATTAATCCTGCGGGTGGCGGTGGCGGTGGTTATGGTGCAAATGGTGGAATAGGTAGAAGTGGTTATACTGTAGGTTCTGGAGGCAAAGCCATAGATGATAGTGGTCAAACATACACTCTTACTAACAATGGCACAATTTATGGAGGTACATAATGTCAATTAAATATTATTATGTAAATAGTGAATATAATACAGAAAATGAAGCTCAAGATGCTGCAACAAAACTTTCTGTACGTATGCAAAATAATCCTAACGATTGGATTAAAGTAAAAGAAATAACTGGTTCTAATGAGACAGGATGGTTGATTAATCCAACATTATTAACTGATGCACAAATACTAAATCCAGATACAAAAAAAACTTATACTTGTTTTAGTAAATACAATGGTGAAAATGTAATTCCAATTACTGCAACACAATTAATCTCTAAAAATAATGAATACAGAAAGATTTATGGGCAATTTTGGAAAGTAAACACTATTGAAAAAGTTGAAAATGATGGGGTTAACGAACCAACAGCAGTGGTAATAACTCCAACTACTGATATGTCAGAATATGTCTAGCTAAGATTATTAGCTGCTGTTACACTATAAGAAACACAGTATTTATTTATGGCTCGTAAAACAAATGCAGAACTACAACAACGCATACAAGAATTAAAAAATAATCAAGAACAAGCTGTTCAGGTTGCCAATAATTGTCGTGATGAAATCATGCGTATTGAAGCTGTATTAATAGACAGATCAGAGGCAGAAACTGAAAAAAAGTCTTCTGCGAAATAATAGAAAAGCAGTGTAAATTCTGCGGTAAAGTGTTTGCTACCACAGAGCAAAGAAGAAAATATTGTTCTAATGCTTGTAAGACAAGATTTTATCGCAGAAAGCTAGCTACTTAGTTTGTGTAGTCATTTGCCTTGTCATTAAACTCATAGTGACGTATAAAGGTGTCATTGTTAAGATTAAGATGAGTACAAGCACACTCGTAACTGAAAGTGCTTTAAGTATTGCAAATTTAATCATGTTTCAAAAAATCGCTAATGTTTTAAGTATTGTCTCTTTCCTTATGGTAGCTTCCATGAGTGCTGGAGCATTTATTACTTACCGTTTTGTTACGTCAGAGCAATTCAAGGCTCAAGTCATGAACCAAATACTCTCTGAAGTATCTGGACTGTTACCGAATGTTTTGGATAAAGGTTTACCTGATATGACAGGCCCATCTGTTCCAACAAATTCATTACCCAAATTCTAATTTGTATAAGTTCAATGGTGACACTTCTATGAACAATACTATAAAGGGTATATCAGTAGGACTTGGAACTGTCTTAGTTGCTTCTAACTTTTATACGATTACTCTTTTGAGTAAAAAATCAAATTTACCAATGTTTGATTTACCTGTAAGCAAGTATTCTACTTACGAAATTGAAGCCGATAAAGATAGCTATAAGATAAGACATAGAATGCACGATCCAAGAATTATTGCTTCTATGGAGAATGTACGAAGTCCAGCAGGTTTTTTAAGTGCGAGTAAAAAAATATCTATAAAAGAAAATCAAAGGATAGCTGGTGAAAAGGATATTACTATTGTCAATAATGGTGAGCTTACAGCAAAGCAAATAGCTTGCATAAAAGAAAGAGCAAAAGGTGAATCAACTGGAGAACTTATTGGCACATCATTGGCTACTGGTACTGGATTGACAAATTCTTTAAATAACGTGCCATTAGTGGGTTGGTTCTTATCTGGTTTTGCAACAAATCAAGCGAGAAGAGAAGGTGGTAAGATCGGAGCAGATATGGCCTCTGACTTCAACGACTGTTAATGCCTCAAATAAAAAATATTGAAATTAAGGAAATAAATATTCCTAAAATACGAAGCTACGACATTTTTACACCAAAAGTAAAAAA